AAAGTGTTATCACCTAACCAGATCGTAGCAGCGTTCGAGGCGCACTACGCCGACATTGAAGACAAACAAGCACTCATAGCTTACTGGGCGTTTGAGTACTCACTTAAAAATGGTGGGTGTGCTGATGAATGAAGAATGGGATTGGTTGGACTTTATAATTTTCGTATCGATACTAGGAATAGCGGTGCAAGTAATGCGCCACATAATGGGGACATAGTATGACGAACGTAGTAAAGAAAAAGGTAGACCAGCTAGCCCGTGCAGCAACCGCCGCAGAGCGTATAGCTGACGCATTGGAAAAATTACTTGATATGGTCGAGGAGGAACGTAATGGCGATGACCCCAGAGAAGAAAGTTAAGATGACAATAACTAAGCAGCTAGACTCGTTAGGGTGCTACTACTTTTTCCCAGCTACAGGTGGCTATGGTTCGAGTGGTGTGCCGGATATAGTCGGGTGCTACAAAGGTAAGTTCTTCGGTATAGAATGTAAGGCGGGTAAGGGTAAGACAACCGCACTACAAGATATGCACCTGAGTAAGATAGCTATTGCAGGTGGGATAGCTGAGGTCGTAAACGAGGAGAACATGCACGATATTGTGAACATACTCAACGGGGCAGCTACTGACCCAAGGCAGTTAGTTTTAGATTTATAAGGAGAATGTAATGTCTGAAGAACGACAAGTAAGTGATGGCAGCACAGCAAGTTACTACGAGTTACCAAAAGGCGCGACGGAACTACAACACCTTATCAGTTACAAGAACATGAACTCACAGATAGGTGAGATACTACGTTCGTGTTACCGATACGGGCAATCGTCGCACAGTGACCAGCTACGTGATGCAAAGAAGATAAAGTTTTACATTGATGCTGAATTGGAGAGGCTAGAAAAATGGACTTGATAACGATAGATTTCGAGACGTACTACGATAAGGATTATTCCTTACGTAAGATTACTACCGAAGAGTACATACGCAGTGACATGTTTGAGGTTATTGGCGTAGGTGTGAAAGTAAACGACGAACCAACAGAGTGGGCGAGTGGCACACACGAGGAAATATATGACTACTTACATTCGTTCGATTGGCAGGGCAGTATGGTTCTTGCTCACAATAACATGTTCGATGCTGCTATTCTCAACTGGCGTTATAATATTCGCGCTAGGCTTCTTGGCTGTACTTTGTGTATCGCCCGCGCTCTTCACGGGGTGGAAGTTGGTGGGTCTCTCGCGGCGGTTGCTGATAGGTATAGGGTTGGTACGAAAGGTACCGAAGTACTCGACGCCATCGGCAAAAGACGTGCGGACTTTTCTGAACAGGAGTTAGACGCTTACGGCGACTACTGTATTAATGACGTAGACTTGTGCTACGAGTTGTTTAAGTTGATGGGTAAGTCGTTCCCTAAGAGTGAGATACACCTTATAGACAAGACACTACGTATGTTTGTAGAGCCAGTACTGGAGTTGGATGCTGAGTTGTTAGCCGACCACCTTACCGATGTGAAGGAACGCAAACAATCTTTGCTAGATGCTACTGGCGTAGCCAAGAAAGACCTGATGAGTAACCCTAAGTTCGCCGCATTACTTGAGGCACAGGGCGTTACCCCACCAATGAAAGAAAGCCTCACTACTGGCAAGCAGACGTATGCCTTTGCCAAGACTGATGCAGGGTTCAAAGCATTACTGAATCACGATAGCCCAGAGGTACAAGCACTAGCTACAGCACGCCTAGGGCTGAAGTCTACCTTAGAAGAAACACGTACTGAGAGGTTTATAGCTATAGCTTCTCGCGGTAAGTTGCCTGTACCTATTAGGTACTACGCAGCACACACAGGTAGGTGGGGTGGTGACGACAAGATCAACATGCAAAACCTACCCAGCCGTGGTGTTGATGGTAAGAAGCTAAAGAAAAGTATCATCGCACCAGCGGGCTACATGCTAGTCGATTGTGATTCGTCACAGATTGAGGCACGTGTACTAGCATGGCTCGCGAATCAGCAAGACCTTGTGCAAGCGTTCGACAAAGGCGAAGACGTTTACAAACACATGGCGGCTGACATATACGGTGTAGAAGTAGGAGACGTTACCAAGGAGCAGAGGTTCGTAGGTAAGACAGCTATCCTTGGCGCAGGTTATGGCATGGGAGCGCAACGATTTAAGGAGCAGCTCAAGGCGCAGTCGGGTGTTGAAGTTACCCTTGATGAGTCTCGTCGTATCATCAACGTGTACCGAGATAAGAATTGGAAGATCACACACTTCTGGCGAGCATGTCAGAACATGTTAGTAGAGATGTCCCGTAATTCCCGGGGGTCTTTCGGGTTCTTGAACACAGTCAAATTTACTACCACAGGATTAGATGGGCGGGTACACCTACCCAACGGGCTGTACATGCGGTACGACAATTTGGATTACGAACAAGGTGAGCGTGGGCCGGAGTTTAGTTGTCTAAGTCGCAGGGGCCGAAACCGTATCTATGGTGGAAAGGTAACAGAGAACATATGCCAAGCCTTGGCACGTATAATTATAGGTGAGCAGTTGTTACTTATATCTAAGAAGTATAAGGTGACTATGACAGTACATGATAGTATCGTGTGTGCTGTACCGAAGAAAGAAATTGAAGAGGGGCAAGCATACATAGAGCAGTGTATGCGGTACGTGCCTACGTGGTGTAAAGGTATGCCGCTCGATTGTGAGAGTGGTTTTGATAAATCTTATGGGGGATGTGAGTAATGGAAATTTTATTAAATGTTGTATTGGTTGGTAGCTTCGCTATCTTTACTTTAGCCTTAGCCATTAGGATGCTTAGGAGAACACGTAAAGAGCCAGAAATGCTAGAGCTTACTGAGGAAGAGGTAGATTTGGTGCTATTAGGGGAAGACCCCCACAAAATAATAGCCCAAAGGTCAAAGAAGGTGCAGCAGGAAATAGATTACGCCAAAGCCGCGCAAGTTGTAGACCGATACTTAAAAACTTGTGAGTGCGAAAATTGCGTCAAGCGCCGCGAACTTGAAGAAAAGGAGGAAGTGTAATGTTGATCCTTACACGTAAAGTAGGTGAAGCTATCATCATAGGTGATGATGTAGAAGTTGTAGTACTAGGCATAAACGAGTATGGGCAAGCGAAGCTAGGCATAAACGCACCTAGATCAGTTAGTGTCCACCGTGAAGAGATACACAAGAAAATAAAGGAGAGTGGTAATGAGCGATTACTTTAATTGCCAGCATTGTGGGGATCTGGTATCAGATGAGCCGCAAGAAAACGAACTGACGTGCCACATATGCCTAGCAGAAATCGAGGCTGACGACCAACAAGGAGTATGATATGAAAGATCTTGTGTTTAAGCCCGTAGACTTTACCGACAGAGGCACCGCTTACGTTAAGCACCACCGCAAAATGATGAACAGCGTTAGGAGATTCACGACTAACACGCCATGCCCTAAATGTGGTGGATACCAAAGGCGCTGGGCCAAACAAGGAGCTGAGAAGATGGCTGCGGTATCATCCGCATGTGTCCACTGCGCCACCGCTACAACTAGGGAAGTTGAGAAAAAGAAAGGTAGGGATAGGTACCTTAACAAAATATCATCTAACCTTACGGTAGAGCAACGGCGGGCGATAGAAGACCACCAACACCGAACTAATGATTTAGAGGATTACTTATTGTGAGCATAGCACCGTGGTCGTTTAGTAAACTTAAAGCGTTCGAGACATGCCCCAAGCAGTTTTACCATGTGAAGATATTAAAAGAATATCCGCAGAAAGAAACTGATGCTATGCGCTACGGCACTGACGTACACCTTGCGTGTGAGGAGTACATACGTGACAACAAGCCACTACCTAAGAAGTACGACTACTGTAAACCTTCACTCGATGCACTTAACCGCATCCAAGGGGAGAAGCTGTGCGAGTACGAGCTAGGGCTAACAGCTAACCTAGAGCCATGCGGGTTCAGAGATGACGATGTATGGTTCAGAGGTATAGCTGACCTAATTATAGTAGACCATGACAAGAAGTTAGCGTGGGTTGTGGACTACAAGACAGGCAAGTCGGCACGGTACGCAGACAAGGGACAGCTAGAGCTTATGGCTTTAGCAGTGTGGAAACACTTCCCAGAAATAGAGGTAGTGAAGGGTGGCCTATTGTTTGTCGTGTCTAAAGACCTTATCAGGAGTAGGTACACACGCACTGACGACCAACGGGCGTTAACTGAAAAGTATGTAGGTAAGTATAAACAAATGGTGATCGCATCTGATAGCAACGTGTGGAACGCTAACCCAAGTGGGTTGTGCCGAGCATGGTGTGACGTATTAGAGTGTCCACATAACGGGAGAGGGTAATGGGTAAAGGCAGTAGAAGACGACCAACAGCAGATACGGAGCGGTTCAATTCAGAGTTCGACCGTATCTTTAACAAACCAAAAGAGGATAAGGCTGATGCCGTACAAGAATCCGAAAGACCGAAAGAAACAAGTGAACGCCGCAGTAGGCAGTAAAGAACACGAAGCACGTATGGAACGACAACGTGCTAGACGTGCATTCGATAAGAAGAATGGTTACGCGGCACGTAAAGGTAAAGACATATCGCACAACAAGTCGTTAGCCAATGGCGGGTCGAATGCTGATGGGTACAAGGTAGAAAGTAGTAGTAAGAACCGAGCACGCAACGGGAAAAGCCCAAAGAAATAACATCACCGGAGGGGTGAATGAGGATTGTAGATAACAAAGCCATATTGCTTAAATTACGTAACCCTAAGCAAGTTACCGAGGTTATACCTAGGAGTAAGGAAGTCGCCCCTAACACAGTAGCGGTTAGTTGGGGACTAGACGAGGCCAAGGCTTTACGTAACATGAAGATCAACGCGCCATCACCTATTGAGGGTAGGTATGAGTGGACAGGTAAGTACGAACCGTTTGACCACCAGAAGAAGACAGCAGGGTTCTTGACTATGAACCGCCGTGCGTTCTGTTTCAATGAGCAGGGCACAGGTAAGACAGCCAGCGCAATATGGGCGGCTGACTACTTGATGAGACAAGGCAAGATCAACCGCGTGTTGGTTATATGCCCACTGTCAATCATGGATAGCGCGTGGCGTGCTGACTTGTTTACCTTTGCTATGCACCGAACAGTTGACGTGGCGCATGGTGCGAAAGCAAAACGCCGAAAGATAATCGAGGGTGGCGCTGAGTTCGTTATCATTAACTACGATGGTGTGAAGATAGTACAAGACGTCATAGCTGATGGGGGCTTCGACTGCATCATTATAGATGAGGCTACTCACTACAAGAATGTGCAGACCGACCGTTGGAAAACTCTAAACAGGATAGTTAAACCAGACACGTGGCTGTGGCTGATGACGGGTACGCCCGCCGCACAAAGCCCAGTAGATGCGTATGGCCTAGCTAAACTTGTTAACCCTAAAGCAGTACCTAAGTTCTTTAGTGCGTTCCGAGATCAAGTGTTGGTTCGCGTTACGCAGTTTAAGTGGGCACCAAAAGAGTCGGCTACAGATACAGTATTCAACGCACTACAACCTGCAATACGGTTTACCAAAGATGAATGCCTAGACCTACCGCCGATGGTATACGTTAAGCGTGCGGTTGAGTTAACAAGTCAGCAGAAGAAGTACTACAAGGCTCTGAAGGATCAGCTAGTTATGCGCGTGGCAGGCGAGCAAGTTACCGCAGTAAACGCAGCGGTTACCATGAACAAGCTACTACAGATAAGCGCAGGCGCAGTGTACACCGATGACAAAGAGACATTAGAGTTTGATATTAAGAACCGATACAAAGTACTACGTGAAGTAATTGATGAGTCGAGTAAGAAGATACTCGTGTTTGTACCGTTTAAACATGTTATTGACATACTCACCGATAGGCTACGTGATGACGGTATACCCACTGAGGTTATACGTGGTGATGTGCCAGCTAGCAAACGTACTGAGATATTTAAACGGTTCCAAGAGACTGATGACCCTAAAGTATTAGTTATACAGCCGCAGTCCGCTGCACATGGTGTGACCCTGACCGCTGCAAACACTGTCGTATGGTGGGGGCCAACTTCTTCGCTGGAGACATACGCTCAAGCCAACGCACGTGTACACAGGTCAGGGCAAGATCAGAAATGTACCGTCGTTCAGTTACAAGGTTCTGACGTAGAAAAACGTGTGTACTCACTATTAGATAATAGAATAGACGTACACACAAAAATGATCGATCTTTACAACGAACTACTTGACTAGGGCATTACATACCACTATATTACTCGTCCACTAACTAGGAGGTAGTTATGTCAGAACCATTAGACGTGGCCAAGATGGTACGGGTGTACCAGAAGATACGTAGCAAGCGGTCAGAGTTGTCGGCCAACTTCAAAGAAGAAGACAAAGCATTGTCTGAGAAGCTAGATACAGTGAAAGCTGTGCTACTTAAATATTGTGATGAGCAAGGTGTTGAAAGTGTACGTACCGCCGAGGGCTTGTTCTACCGTAGCACTAAGACACGGTACTGGACTAGCGATTGGGAGTCCATGCACAAGTTTATATTAGAAGAGGGAGTGCCGGAGCTGTTAGACAAACGTGTTAACCAAACTAACATGCGCCAGTACTTAGAAGAAAATCCCGATGTAGTTCCTATGGGGCTTAACGTGGATTCAGAATACACATTATCAGTGAGGAAAAAGTAATGGAACTGACAAGACAACTAGCAACAATAGAAGAGTTGGCCAAACACTTTAGGGTGTCTGTGTCTACTGTTCGAGCGTGGCTACGCAATGGCCACATACCTGAGCACACCTACGTAAGTGTAGGCCATACCTATAGGTTTAAGATACCTTTAGTTGAATCGGCTATGCTACGCCGAACCACTACCGGCAATGGCAAGAAAGGTAACACGCTTGTGGACTTAGGGCTTAGCGTGGATGAGGACGCTTAGATGCGCCGAATCAGCTTGCGGGGTGGGAACTTTATGGGGCAACCGTTTGCTTATGACAACAGTATGGATGTTGTTTTACTAGACGCAGCACCCGTATCACGTTCATACTACGCCGCAGATTTCGACCCTAGTAAAACTGTAGCACCAACGTGTTGGTCGTCTACAACACAAACACCTGACGCGGACGTGCCAGAAGAACAGGTACAGAGTCGTCGGTGTATGGACTGCAAGCAAAATGTACGCGGTTCATCTGGAAGTAATGGTAGGGCTTGTAGGTTTTCTCAACGATTAGCAGTAGCACCGGCTGAAAAGTTAGATGAAGTTTATCAAATTCAGTTGCCAGCCACTTCTATTTTTGGTAAAACTGTAAAGGGCAACATGCCAATGCAAGAATACGTTCGTTTGTTATCACAAAATAATACGCAAGCAGCGTCTATTGTTACCAAAATGTACTTTGATGAGTACAGCGCCGTACCAAAACTTTACTTCAAGCCAGTCCGTTCCTTGGACAAGCAAGAGGTAGACGTAGTAAGTCAGACTAAGAATCACCCTGACACGAAAGAAGCAATAACTTTGCTCGTTATCGAGCAGAGCGCAGGATCGTCACCCTTTGGAATTACTGACGGGTACGAACATAACCCAAACCATTCTTAGGAGAATGAGCATGTACTTAGTAAACAATGTAGAAGCACTATACCCACGTATCAACCAGACGTATCGTTTTGACAATGCCGAGAACCGTTCGGTATCTTGTGACCCGAAAGAAGATGGCGCGTCATACGAGATGTCATTCCGTATGAACAAAGACCAAGCCAAGGCGTTGTTCCTTGAAATGTCTAAAGCGTACCAAGAAAAGAAAGAAGCCAAGTGGCCTGCCAAGTTAGAGATGCCATTCGTTAAAGACGAAGACGGTTCCTACGTAGGTAAAGCTAAATTGAAAGGCGCGTACGGCGCAGAGTTGACTAACAAGCCTATGCAATGTGACGCTAAGGGTACTGAGTTACCAGAAGACTTTAGGTTAACTACAGGCAGTACGGTTAACATAGCAGTTATATTTGTACCGTATAACATGCGTGACCACGGCGTATCACTACGCTTGAAAGCTGTACAGGTTATCAAGTATGTAGAGATGCAGAAGTCTAATCCATTCGGTGCAGTTGAGGGCTTCACTATGGGTGGCGACGATAACCCTTTCGCCCCAGCAGCAGCGGCAGTTAGCCAAGAGTCTATGGAAGAAATAACCGCTGATGTGTTTGGCGACGACAAACCTTCGCCTAATGAGCCAGAACCTACGCCGAAAAAAGTAGTTAAGAAGAAAGCTAACCCAACCCCAAAGGCCAAAGACGAAGACCTTAGTTCTATCATTGATGATTGGGACGACGAATAACCTTTAACCGTTTGTTAACTTGACTACAGGGTGGCTTACACTAGCGCCTTGTAGTATTTTTTCGGTTGGGGGGTTATATGAATGCGAGTGAATTTTTAGAAAAGGTATTAGCGGAGGGGAACTTCTACTGTCTATTGGCTTTACGCAATGGTGGCAAACAGTGGGAAGACCGCAAACAGTTATTCTTTACTACACACGACGAGTTACTAGACACAGCCATTGATTTCGATGCTAATGGGTGGGACACGTTCTACGCGCTAGGATCGTTTGCCGGTAAAGGCTCACGCAGTGCAGACCTAGTAGAGAATGTGCAAGCGTTCTTTCTTGATCTGGACATAGGGGATGACGTTAAGAAGTACGCTACTAGGCCAGAAGCTATGGCCGCGTTAAAGACTTTCTGCAAAGAAGTTTCTCTACCAAAACCTATTATAGTGGACTCTGGTTACGGCTTACACGTGTACTGGCCATTGTCTGAGCCTGTGCCTGTACGTAAGTGGCAAGTAGTTGCTGCTAAGTTCAAGGGACTGGTATCAAGTATGGGGCTACGCGCTGATTCAGCGGTAACATCTGACGCAGCTAGAGTTTTACGTATACCATCCATGCACAATTGGAAAGGCGATTCCAAGGTACAGGTCAACGTGTTGTGCGATAGCGATCCTGTATCAGTAGAAGACTTCGCCAAAGTAATTGGTATGGCGAGCATTGTAGTGCCTGCCGAAGACGATGGGACAATTAGTTTGTTTACTGAGGCTATGAGACGTAACAACGAGAATAGCTTTAAAGACATCATGATGAAAACAAAAGCGGGTCGGGGTTGTGAGCAACTAAAGATCATCGCTACCGATCAAGACAACACTAGCGAACCTATGTGGCGAGCGGGCTTGTCTATCGCTAAGTTCTGCAACGATGGCGAGATAGCAGCACACAAAATATCTAAAGGGCACGAGGGGTATAGTCCAGACCTAACACAAGCCAAGTTCGACCTTATTAGAGGGCCGTACACTTGTACTACGTTCGACGAGAACAACGCGGGCGTATGCCCTGACTGTCCCAACTGGGGCAAGATAAAATCACCAGTAGTACTAGGTAAGAAGTTTAAAGAAGCCACAGAAGAAGAGGTGGTGTACGCACCGGCTACAGAATTACCCAACGCACCTGTACTGGAATACGTTATACCGACATACCCAAAGCCTTACTTCCGTGGGGCGAACGGTGGCGTCTACATGCGCCTTAAAAATGCTGACGGTGACGTAGATGAGAAGACCATATACCACAACGACCTGTACGTTGTTCGCAGGTTAAAGGATGTAGAGTTAGGCGAGGCCATTGTAATGCGCTTACACCTACCTATGGATG